CTGCCGTTGCTGCTGCCGTTGCTGCTGCTGCTGCTGTCGTGGGGAAGCCTCCTGCCCGCCGGTCTTGGCGCCGGCCTCGGCATTTCGCCCCAGCACTTGTGCCTTTGCAGCAGCAGCTTCTTGCTGTAGTTGCTGACTGGTCTTGACTAAGTTTGTCGTATCTATTGAAGCACTAGCTGCCAATCTTCGCAGTGCTTCTTCGTAATTTACATACTGTTGTGCTATCTCTGGGCCTAGTACCTGCTGAGTAACAGACAAGAACTCAGTTAACTTATTCATATCATCACCTCTACCTATACCTTCAAGACCTGTTACTGCTCTTGGTTGTACTAAGGGTTCACCTGTCTCTTGACTGTTAGGGAACTCAGGTAGTTTGCCTTTCTTTTGTAACATGTAAATCAACCTGCGTACCAGTGGTAGCTGTAGTTCTTGAGTAAGTATTGAGTAGAAAGCTCCGATAGTTTGCTCAAGACTTTGTGCCATGTATCTTATTTCTTCTGCTGTAACTCTTTCCCCTGGTCGTTGAACTGCTTGGTTAAGTAGGAAAGCAAACTCAAGTCTCTGCTCTATACGCTCGATCATACTCATTGTTATTTGTAGATCGGCCTGCTTCTGGGCTTGAACGACAGTTACATCAGCAGCGTTACCTTGAACTATTGCACCATTCGCTGCGCTACTGAGAGTACGTGGCCTAGTAGTTCCATTAGGATTTACAAGGAACAGAACTTTAGATGCTGCTGCTGCTGCTTCGATTGATGCTTGGTATAAAGATTCAAGTGCAGTCAAGTCGCCATAGTATTTTTCGACGTGACTTCTTCCGTACTCCTCTCCACTTTCTAATCGCTCATACCTCAATACGATCCAAGGACTTACATCCATTGGACACATGCCATATGTATTAGGAATCTCTTTGCCTTTACATTCCTGATACCAGCGAGTGATACCGTTCTCAGTCTTAACGCATGTATGTATCTTTACTGTCTTCTTGACTGGGCCTAGCTTTTCATCTTCCTTCTCCTGATCAGGGAATAATCCATCTGGCAATGCTTCAGGATAAACTTCTTCTTCTACTAAGATCTCAGTCACATGATCCATTGGATCACGAACGACACAATAGTTTTGTAAATGTATAGTCCTGATTCTGTCTTCTTGTACATAGAGAAGGACATTACCTGTAACTATTAACTGTTGAAACGCCTGAGCAAGTGATGCTCTTGCACTCATGGTTTCTAGTTCAGTCATCACAGCTTGCTCTACCTTGACTAAAGCTGTGTCGAGTTCTGTCTTAATCTCTGGCCCTTGCTCTTCTATTCTTAATGCAAGGCTGTCAATCTCTAGCTTGAAGAAGGGAGTGTTAGGAGGAAAGAGAGTTAGGTTTAATTTATTTTGTAAGTTACTAACACCCATTGCACCTGTTGATTGCCAAGGTGTCTTAAGTTTTCCATGATCTCCCATGTTGGAGTCAGGGCAGGAAGCAGGGTTAGTTACCTTTGCACAATCTCTAGCTCTTTGAAGGAAAGGATCACGATTAGTTTTTAGTTGGTCGTACCTAGCGGCAAGGGTAGTACCTTTCTCTTTAGCTCCTTTACCTGGAACTAGATCAATAGGGTCAATACTTAAGTCCATGACTAAACGATGTAAGTGTTCTTGGCGTTAAAAGAAGTCTTAGGTTTATTTGTTTCTCTAGGCGTTGCATTACTTATATGTTTTTTTCTACCACTCTTGCTTATCTTTAAAGATTCAATAGCAGGTGCTGCTACTCCTGCTGTCTTATGAGGTTTTGGTGGTGGCGTAGCCTGAGATGCTGCCTTCTGTTCTTTGTAACGACGTTGATTATCTTGTCTGCTTAATTCAAACTGTCGCTTCTGTTCTGCCATCTGCTCTCTTTGTAAAGCAAGGTTCTCTTGATGGCGTTCTTCTGCTTGCCTTTGGGCTTCTTCATTAGAGCCACCTCCTCTACTACCACACATAGCAAAAACTTCAGATACCTAATGATACCTGTTAATCAAATTATTAGCTCCATACGCTTTAGCCAGTTGGAATATTTAAGCCACCTGTTGCACCAGGAATACTTGCAGGTTTAGGGCTACGGAACTTGTGGTATTTCCTTTGCCTGCCTGATCCAGTACCTCTTACATCTTGTTTTATTTGTTGCATTTCTGCTGTTTTATTTTTCTGTGGTGTTTGATTGATGATAGTAGTGCCTCCACCTCCACCACCGTAAACGTAGTTACCACCTTGTCTATCTTCAAACTCATTTACTTTTGTTTGGAATGGTTTGCTTGTAGTAAAACCTTTATCATCATAGAAAAGTGCAGTAGGTAAACCATCTTCCCCTGTTTGGCCTAGAGTTCCGTAAGGATCCTGTACTAAAGGATCTGTTAAATAATTATCTTTATCAGTGTTCACTACTTTTGTTAAGTCTGCTGTTGACCCTGGATTCTGATTATAAAGAAGTGGGTTGTTCCCTAGAAGGTTGCCATCCTTATCGTAAATACTGACAATATTGCTGTGAGGAGAAATATGTGTACTGCCGTCTTCGTTCTGTACAAAAGTACCAGTAAGTCCTTGTGGGTTAGTAAAATCACCTGCCTCTAACTGTGCTTTATATTCTTCATTCCCTGGTCGATCAACAAATAATCCAACTGTTTGTGAACCTGCTTCTATATTTGGAATATCAAGTCCTGCCAATGCGTCATCTATAGGTTTCTTGAATGGGTTAAAGATTCCCTCTGAAGTTTGTATTTGAAAAGTATTCGCATGATGTTGAGCAGCTTCGTTAAGACCAATAGCTTCTAAACCTCCAGGTGCATCAGGATTTTCATTTACATCCCATAGATAATCTTGATACCCACCTAGTGCTGCGACATCAGGATTGTAAAAGGGATTTTGGTTAGGATCAGCAGGATTAAAGCCTAGTGTTGTGCTTGTATTCTCAAGGTAAACAGGAGTTTGACCTCCTGACCCGTCATCGATATAAAGTGTTTGCCCAGGGCCAACATTACCAGTGATGCCATAGAAAGCGTGAAGGGGGTTTTCTTGAATATTTTGTCCGATTGCTGCTGACGCTTGGGCATCAGCTTCAGCAAAAGAAAGTCCTTCGTTCTCTACTAAGTGAGTAACATGGTCTTGGTATTGTTCACTAAACCATTCAAGACCTTCTGTTCCTACAGTGTTCCCTTGGTAGTAACCAAATTGGTCATTAAGTGCGGATGAGAAACCTGTAAGAAAAGATGGATCAAGACTTGCCTGAAAATCAGCGTCGTGCCCACCTATCCATTTACCTTCAGGGCTGTGACCAGGTAGGTTGCCGCCTCCAGGGGTAGGAGTAAACCAGTCAGGTGCTCCTTCGTATAGTTCTGCTACTTTTTCCTCTTCCTTAAATGCTTGAGACTCGCTTGACATTGCAACGTCTTCGCTTATGACTGCAATAGCATCATCGGGGGTCAATCCTTCGCTAATAAGAGTATCGTATTGTCCACCAAACCACTTATAGAATTCCTCTCCTGGTGCTCTACCTAGAAAGTCTTTTCCTACCTGCTGTAATTTTTTTATTTTGTCGTGCTCTCTGTTATTTATATCTGCTTGCTTTTGAGCTTTTATTGCAGCGTTAAACTCAGATATAGATCCGTAAGTTTGCAGACCATCAGGAACAGTATCAATAGCGAAAGGATTTGCTGTTGCCATTATCATTCGACATTGTTCTGCTCATTATATACAGATCGCAACATCCTTACCAATTCAACCTGCCCACCGTATCTCCATATCTCTCGGTCACTTGTCTCTATTGATGGACATTTATCAGGGTAGATTTCTTCTAGTTTCCTGATAAGAACCTCATCTATTGGAGGCCAAAGCTCTTCGTCGATCATGTGGTGGGTGGTTCCCAGAGGGATACTTCTTGCTTATGTAAATTGTACTCTCCATGTCTCAAGATTCTAGTGAGTCGTGCTGAAAGTAATGCTGATTTGTATGTAAGTTTCCTCTTCTCGTACGCACCTATCACCTTGTCCCACATATCAGAAAGGGTTTCGGAATCTCCCAAAATTTTTTCAGCAGTTTTTGGCCCGACACCTACCAATCCAGGTATGTTGTCGCACCTATCACCCACTAATACAGAAGCCATCCAATTTCTATCTGCCCTCTTTTCAGAAATGGTTTCAAGTTCTCCATTCCTCAGAAGAATACAGGGTATGGTCTTCATATCTTTATCACCTGAAACTATGACACGTGTAGGGTGCACCTCCTCGGTAGCTAATAACCCCATTACATCATCCGCTTCAAGGTTGGGATAGACAGCGACATCGTGATACCTTCTCACTGCTTCAGCTACATCTTTAAATGCCAAGGGTTTACGCTTGCCTATTCGATTAGCTTTGTACTCGCTA